CCAAGTGTACAATGTCTGAAGTCAACGAACATCTTGACATGTTCAAGAAATACTTGACTGCTTACAAGGATATGCTAGAATGTGAAGGACCTACGGGAACTGATTTTTCCACCTATTGCGACTTTGATTCTTATATGAAGAAGTTAGATCCTGTGAGTGGATATCTTTCTGGAAAATTTGGTAAAGAAAAAGCAGAATCCCTTGTAAACGATTTTCTTTTTTGTTATGGTTAATTCATGGTCTTTACTTTACGATGAACTGAAAATGGACGAGTACCCCTATTCGATGAATGAATTTACTGGATCCCATGTCCGTGGTGGAATGGGAGACGATCACATTACTTTTAATCTCAACATGAGTGACGATATTATTAAACCTTCTCCAGCAACTCCTTGGAAGTATAATGAAGAAGCAATCGTAAAAGAGCTTCTTGAATATATCCGTGGAACTTACAACCAGCATTATTCTGCTGGTGATCAAAAGATTCAAACGCTTGACTTGATTGAAGCGTGTGGTGATGGTGAGGCATTCTGCCGTAGTAATATTCTCAAGTATGCTTCCCGTTACGACAAGAAGGGTAGTGCCCGTCGTGATATCATGAAGATTCTCCACTATGCGGTTCTTCTGCTAAACTTTAACGATAAGAACGCCGTCCGTGAAACTTACAATCAATGAAAATCAAACCTCAAACTATGAAACTGTCTGATAATACCCTGACTATCTTGAAAAACTTTGCTGGAATCAACAACTCGATTCTGGTAAAGGAAGGAAACCGTCTCCGTACTATTTCTGTTGCCAAAAACATCCTGGCAGAAGCAGATATCACCGAAGAGTTTCCCCGCGACTTTGCCATTTATGATCTCAATCAGTTTCTGAATGGTCTGAGTCTTCACCAGGATCCTGACCTTGACTTCAAGGAAGATTCTTATCTGAGCATCAAAGAAGGTAAGCGTCGTGTGAAGTATTTCTTTGCCGATCCTAACGTTATTATTTCTCCCCCCGAGAAAGAGATTAATCTTCCTTCTCAGGATGTTTGCTTCCAACTAGACAGTACCTCTCTGGAAAAACTGGTTAAGGCAGCACAGGTTTATCAACTGCCTGATCTTTCTGCCGTTGGTGAAGCAGGTGTCATCAAACTGGTGGTTCGTGATAAGAAGAATGATACTTCTAACGAGTATGCCATCGTTGTTGGTGAAACTGATAAAGAGTTTACCTTCAACTTCAAGGTTGAAAACATCAAGATTATTCCTGGTGCCTATGATGTTGTAGTGTCTTCTAAACTGCTCTCTCAGTTTACCAATACCAAGTACAACCTCACCTATTACATTGCTCTGGAACCTGATTCCAGTTTTGGTTGATGAGACACATCCTTTTTACATTAAAGGGTTGTCCTGAAATCTTGTTGGATGATGAATCTCATATCCGCAATGTGTTAATTAAAGCAGCACAACTTTGCAAAAGCACATTGTTGGATATCTCATCCCACAAGTTTGACCCACAAGGTGTAACTGCCGTTGCTCTGCTTGCTGAATCTCATATCAGCATTCACACTTGGCCAGAGAATGGTATGGCAGTTTGTGACGTTTTTACCTGCGGAGATCACACAGTGCCTCGTGCTGGTGTATCATACATGTATGAGGCAATGGAAGCAACAGACATTGTTTCTAATCAGTTCACTAGACCATTGGAATGAATATTTTTGTCACAAATCCTTTCCCCGCTGAAAGTGCTATCTGTCTTCCTGACAAACACATTGTTAAGATGCCGCTTGAGTGCTGCCAGATGCTTAGCATTATTGCTTCTCCCTGGTATCATGATTATGGGGTTCTTCCCAAGCAAGACGGCACTGCCTACAAGACAGAAAAGGGTGCCTTCCGAAACCACCCCTGTACCAAATGGGCGGCGGAGACCGTGGATAATGCCTATTGGCTCATCAAATGGGGATTGAACTTGTGCCAAGAGTATACTCTACGCTATAATAAACAGCATTCCTGTGAAGGGACACTGACTCATGCTTACTACCTTTTCCCCAAAGGTAAACTGACAGAGGTAACTCCTTTCGCCCGAGCAATGCCTGAGGAATACAAGTTTGATACTAGTATTTCTACATTTGACGCATACAAGATGTATATTGCATCCAAACCTTGGGTGAAGGACAATTATCTTCGTATGCCCCAACGCAAACCAGAATG